AAGAAAAAAGCCTCTACAGGGCAAAATACAGCGTTGAGAGCGGTATGTGGTAACTGTGAGCATTGTGGTAGAGAGCTGGGAGCTTACTACTGTAGAATTGATAAAGAGGGATCTATGTATGTAGATCGCAGAAAGAAATGTAAGTTTACTCCTAGCAGATTTAAGGGGGTACAGGATGGCAAGTAATAACATCGGTAAAACCTTTGAGCAGGAGTTTAAGGAGTGTGTACCTCCAGATTATTACCTGTACCGCCTAAAGGATGATACAAGCGGATTTTATGGAGTATCTAATCCATGTGATTATATCCTTTTCAGATCTCCTTATCTCTTTCTGGTAGAGCTTAAAACTCATAAGGGAAAGAGCCTACCGATAGCTAAGATCAGACCTAACCAGATACAGGGAATGGAGAAAGCTACTCATTATGAGGGAGTGTACGGAGGCTTTTTAATCAATTTTAGAGAGCTGGAGGAAACATATTACATAACCGTACAGGATGTGATCCAGTTTACTCAGACAGAGGAGAGAAAGAGTATACCTGTAGAGTGGTGTAGGGATCACGGAGTAAAGATAGAGCAGAAAAAGAAAAGAGTGAGATACAGCTACGATCTGGAGAGCTGGTTAAGGAGGTACTATGGAAAATCCGTGTAGTAATTGTGATAGTACATCAATGGAGATGTGTTTACTTATTAGACATTGTGAGCACTTTGTAACAAAGAAATCTAAAGAGGAGAGCAGGTGTAAAGAGTATGTAGGAGTTACCTGTGTAAATGGTGGATGCCCTAACGCTATGGCGGATGAGTACCCAGAGTATGGCTATGAACATTGTACCTGTGAGGAGTGTGGATATTATAAGGGCTGTGAGGATTGTGCCTTAGCAGGTACAGAGCATTGTAATAAGGCTCCTACAGGAGGAGGTAAAGATGGTACAGAGTGATAAATTAAAGAAAATCATAGCAGAGGTAAAAGAGGAGAGCTCCCCTGTAATAACCCTCTCAAATGAGTTAATAGCAGATTTTAGTAAGGAGCTTGATAGTGCTATCTCAGAGCTGGATATGATTATGGAAAGCATAGGAGAAAACTCTATAGAGGATATACCAGATAGTCAGATAGAGTATTACTGTGTTAAGATCCCAGCCCTTATGTACTATGCAGGGCAGAGAGTAGAGGAGCTGGGTATGCAGGTAGATCTAGCCTCTAACGCTAAGAAAAGTGCTCAAAATGAGGCGATGGTAAAAGTATCTGGTACTGTGCAGGAGAAAAAAGCCAGAGTAGAACAGCTCACAGAGGATAAAGCCTTAGTAGAGGCTATTTACCGCAGAGCTTATAACAGCCTCAAAGTTAAGTTAGAGATGGCTGAGAAGATCTACAGCGGATTAAAGAAATCCCTCTCAAAGAGGATAGCAGAGGTAGATCTGGATAGATTTAGTAAGGATAAATATACCAGAGAGCCAGAGGATCCTATGGAGGAGTAAGCCTATGGAGCGATGGGCTTATGAGTACTTTAGGAGGCAAGCCATAGAGGATAGATGTAAGCAGGAGGCACAGTGGCTAATAGATAATCCTAAGGACAGTATCCGTAAAATGGCTAAAGAGTTTTGTATCAGTAAGAGCCAGCTACATAGAGATCTCCATGAGCTCAGAAATATAGATGATGATCTCTATGTACAGTGTAGAAATATTTTAAGGAGGCATAAAAGGCGATGTTTATAAGAGTTGAGGATCAGAGCGGAAACCTTACTATCTGGCTTAATGTGAACCAGATAGCAAAGCTGGAGGAGAGCAGGAGCTCAGAGGAGTTAATGGGATACAGTGTAACTACTGTGGATAATAAGGAGTATTACTCTCCAGATGTTAAGGCTATACAGGCTTTATTGATGCCAGTAGTTGTAATGGAGCCAGAGAGAGATATTGTAGAGGAGCTTAAAAAGCTGGATATGATGAGAGATGTTATGGCGAGGTGTTAGAGATGGAGGAAAAGTTAGATAAGTTTTTAGCATATCTGGAGAAGAACGGAGTAGAGATCTCTGGAGAAACAGCTTTTAAGTGTGATGATGGTATTGTACTTTTTAGCCCTAATGATGGAGGCGGAGTAGACATAGCCATTATTAGAAATGTAATTGAGTTAAATTACAATTTAGGTATCACGGATGCAGATGTAAACCTCTTTAATACGGAGGTAGGCATTATGCAGGAGTTAGGAGGATCTGAGGATGGAGAATAATAAGCCAGTATTTTATATGTTAGTTGGATTGCCAGCCAGCGGTAAAAGCTCTGAGAGTGATAGGCTGGGAGATGTAATTGTTAGATCCTCCGATTATCTTAGAGATAAGCTCTGTGGAGATATAAACGATATGAAAAATAATGGTGCTGTGTTTACCGTTTTACAGAGTTTGGTTAGAGCGGATCTATATCATGGTAAGGATGTAGTATATGATGCTACAAACTTAAAAGCGAGTTATAGAGTGGAGTTTTTGGATACTCTTAGGTTATTAAACTGTAAAAAGGTTTGTGTGTTTGTAGATACTCCTTTTGAGGTTTGTATTAAGCGTAACGAGGAAAGGGATCGTACAGTACCTAAGGAGGCTATGGATAGAATGAAAAGATTTTTAGAGCCTCCTACCTTTGCTGAGGGCTGGGATGAGATACGAGTAGTTAAAAATTGGAATGAAAAGGAGAACAGCGATGGCGGAGATAGATAACCTCATAGCAGAGGTAAATAAGAAATACAAAACGGATATAATCCGTAAAGCATCGGATCTTAAGGGGATAGAGTTTATCCCCTATACCTCCCCTATGATGAATTACTTAACCAGAGGAGGAGTGCCTGTAGGGAGGATCATAGAGCTGGTAGGATTACCTCAGAGTGGTAAAACTACTACAGCTCTGGATATTATCTCTAATTTCCAAAAGAAATACAAAGATAAGTACTGTGTATATCTGGATGCAGAAAATACGATAGATAAGGAGTGGGGAGAAACTCTGGGGGTAGATTGGAGTAAGGTAATCCTCATCCAGCCAGAGAGTGAGTATGGAGAGGAGCTCTTAGATATGCTCCTAGACTACATAAGATCTGGTAAGGTGGGTTTAGCGGTATTAGATAGTGCTCCATTCATTATACCTAAGGCAGTACAGGAAAAGGGCTTAGATGAGAAAAGCTATGGAGGTAATAGTGCTCTTATGAAAGCCTTTTGTGATAAGGCGGTACCTCTCTGTAAGAAAACTGAGTGTACTTTTCTTATGATTAACCAGCTCAGAGAAAATATTGGAAATCCGTATAAGCCCTTTAAGATCCCATGTGGTACCGCTATAGCTCATGCGTGCTCACAGATCCTATGGTTTACAAAGGGATCCTTACTGGATGAGAAGTATAAAGAGGTAAGTAGCGGATATGCTAACCCTAGCGGTAATCTGGTAAGCGTGAAAGTAGAGAAAAATAAGGTTACTAAAAATGATCGTAGGCTCCAGACTTACACACTTAACTACAGTACAGGCGTGGATGAGATTAAGGATACCTTAGATCTGGCTATCATGCTGGGGATCATCTCACAAGCTGGGGCGTGGTTTAAGGCTACTCTTAAGGATGGTAAAGAGCAGAAAATGCAGGGATTTAACGGAGTGCAGGAGTTTTATTATAATGATCTGGAGGAGCTAGAGTATCTTAGAAAACAGGTATATGAGGCAGGGATGGCATGAGAGAAATAGAGGAAACCTTAGCACATAACCTTAGAGAGGTAAGAGAGAAAAAGGGATACACTCTAAAAGATGTGGTAAAAGGTACAGGATATACAGAGGTAAGTATAAGCAGGTGGGAAACAGGTACACGGATCCCTAAGGCTACGGTACTTTACAATCTGGCTAAATTCTATGGAGTATCTGTAGATAGATTTTTCTGGAAGTAAGAGCAGGAGGAGGCAGTAAAAAGCCTCCTCTATTATTTTATACAGGGGTTATATAAAAAGTACTTGACATTATTATATAGGGGATATATATTATAAGTGAGGTATGGAGTATGTACAGGAGTTAGGAGCCTAAGGGCTCCCAGATCGGAGGGAAATATGTTTACAGTTTATATTAAGAGTGCTGGCACAAAGAAATACTTTACAGAGTTTGAAACAGAGGCGGAGGCTGAGAGCTTTTGTAGAGAGTATGGCTGGGAGTGGGTAGATGAGAATGAGTTTGTATGGGATATGGATTATGAGGAGGTACGGAGATGAGTATACATGGAGTAAATGCTAGACAGCTCCAGATAATAAGTATCCTTAAGGAGGCTAAGTGTACAAACACAGCGGAGCTACAAGAGGAGTTAGGAGTATCTAGGAGAACACTTAGAACAGATATAGCTTATCTTAAGAGAGTGTATCCAGATAAGTTAATAACCCACAGAGGTAGGTATACAGGCGGTTTAGAGTGGGTAGAGTAATAAGGAGGTAGATGATTTATGTTAAGAAAAGATAAGTTGTTAGGCGGAGTATTAGGGTTGGCTGTAGGAGATGCTTTAGGAGTACCTGTAGAATTTGTGCAGAGAGAAGTATTAAAGAGCTCTCCTGTGGAGAGTATGGAGGGTTATGGATCTCATAATCAGCCTGTAGGTACATGGAGCGATGATACGAGTATGGTATTAGCTACATTAGATAGTATGTGTAGAGGCTTTTCTACAGATGGTATGATGGAAGCTTTTTCTAGGTGGTATAACATGGCAGAGTATACGCCTTTTGGAGAGGTGTTTGATATTGGAGGTACTACCAGATTAGCTATCCAGCGGTACCTTATGGGAGAAAATGTTAGTGATTGTGGCAGTAGTGATGTATGCAGTAATGGAAATGGCTCTCTTATGAGAATGTTACCGATGATTTTATATCTTGATGTTACGCCTATTAACTCTAATGCTGTAGATCTTATTTATAAGGTATCTGGTTTAACTCATGCTCATCTAATTAGTAAGATAGCCTGTGTATACTATGTTTATATTGGGATGTATCTTATGGTGTACCGTGATAAAAATGAGGCTATAGAGGATGCTATAAAAGCGGTAGATGAGTATTATAAAGATACTGTATATCCAGATACAAGGCTGGAAAGTCTTAGCAGGGTATTTACTCTTTCCGAGGAGGATATAAAGAGTAGCGGATATGTAGTAGACAGTTTGGAGGCTAGTATCTGGTGCCTGTATAATTCAAACTCATATACAGAGGCAGTATTAAGGGCGGTTAATTTAGGAGAGGATACAGATACTATAGGAGCTATTACAGGATCCTTAGCTGGGTTATTTATTGGAGGAGAGCACCTCCCTAAAGAGTGGGTAGATAGTTTACAGGCTAAGGATAAGATATTACAGATTGTGGATAGATTTTATGAACAGTATAAATAATGGAGGTATGTAGAGATGGTGGATCCGTTTGATCTTATGATGTTTAATAAGCAAGATACTATAAGTGTTGAGAAACGAGTTGAGTATTATAAAAAGTGGTTTGAGGATTGCAAGGCTGTAAAATTATTAAAGGGCTTTGAATTTCCTGTAGATAGGATAGAGGCTTTAGAGGCTATAAGAGCTCTTAATACTGAGTTAGCAGATTTATATATGGTATCAATTCCTGTTATTACCTGTTGGGTAAGAGATGATAACTATGTATCAGCTACAGGGGAGATATATCTTACAGAGCCAGAGTTAGAGCCTTTTTTACATCAATTTAGGCACCATTTACAGAATGTGGAGCGTAAGTATGACAGGAGGGGATTAACAGCGGAGGGGCTTAATGGCTTATATTACAAGGTACCGTATACTAAGTGTGTATATAAACTTTATGGGGAGGATGATGCCAGAGCGTGGGCTAGGATGGTTATTGAGTTAGCCTCATAAATGAGTTATAATATAACCACTATATAAAAAGGTAGGTGGTTACATGATAAAGAGATTGAGCGTAGTAATAGCTTTAGGTATTGCACTATCCTTATCAGCCTGTGGAAATACAGATAAGGCGGTAAATGAGTCCACAGAGACGGAGAAAGTAACGGAGGCTATAGAGAGTACTCCAGAGGTAACAGAGGAGCCAGAAACAGCCACAGAGGAGGCGGAGGAGCTACCTGTAATTTATGCAGATGATGATGAGATCAATTTATATCTGAATAGGTATAATGAGGCTAATGTGAGGCAGGAGATAACAGCGGATCAGTTTGAGCCTTATAAGCATCATGGTAGCGTACATAAAAATCAAATAAAACTCAAAATAGAGGAAACTACTATATCAGCTACAGGAACTAAGGTAACAGTATATTTAGAGTATAAGGATCTGGAGCAGTATAAGGAGGCGTTTCTAAGGTTTGTAAAACCTTTTAGTGATACCGATATAGAGAAATGCTGGGAGCAGGTTTTAGAGGATGATGCGAGGGTTATAGAGTTTGATGGATTTAGTACAGAAACCAGTAAATTTAATGGAAATATAGAGTACATGAGTATCTATGGATCTATAGAGTAGGAGGCGGATTATATGAAAATTGGAGTAAGAAAACCTAGCCTTAAAAAGGCTATCAAAGCAAGCACTACAGGTAAGGCTAAGAGAGCGGTAAAGAAAGCAGTTAATCCTTTGTATGGTAAAAAGGGTGTAGGGCTGGCAAAGAACCCTAAGAGAGCTGTAAAAAATGCTGTGTATAAGAAAACTACAGTAGGAATAAGAGATTTACTCAAATAGGAGGGCGTATGGAGGAAAGATTTAAGGATATGACACCTTATGATAGAGCTGTGAGGATCTCTCTTTACTCAAATAGAGTAGGGAAGATGGAGGAGCAGAAAGATCACACAGAGGATCCAGAGGCGGTAAAAGCTTTGGAGGAGAAAATAAAGGAAACACAGAGGCTCATAGATGAGTTATTAGAGCTATTTCTGTAAGGAGGTATCTATGGATAATGAAAAGCAGAAACAGGAGGTAATAGACTTTCTGGAGAATACCTACACAGGGGCTAAAATGATGGGAGATGAGGAGGTAATGCTGAGAGCCTCCAGAGCACTCTTAGCATTTAAGGCAGATGTGCATAAGGATATTTTCATAGAGGAGAATGTGCTGGAGTTTTAATACCAGAGAGAGGATCTTAGGATCCTCTTTTTTTTTGTCTAAAAATACTTACCGATTGTGATTAAGTTAAGTATCACAACAAAGGAGGTAAACAGAGTGGCACAGAAAGTAACCAGTACAGATATAAAGCTGGCTCTTAAAGAGTTTCATAATGGAAAGCCCAGTTATTTTCTAACAGAGTGTAAAACCTGTAGTACCTATTTTCCAGATCCACAGGGGCTACTTAAGTTTGATGGGCTGGCTATCACAAAGAGCTATACAAAGCCTAATATTATCGGCTATGAGATCAAAGTGAGTAGGAATGATTTTCTACAGGATAATAAATGGCATTTATACCTACAGTACTGTAATGAGTTTTATTTTGTAGTACCTAAGGGGCTGGTAAAGAAAGAGGAGCTCCCAGATCATGTAGGGCTTATTTATTTCAATCCAGATACTAAGGCTCTGAGAACGGTTAAAAAGGCATTGTACAGGCAGATAGAGGAGCCTGTAGGTGTGTATAAGTACATTATCTTTAGTCGGCTGGAGGAGGATAGGATCCCCTTTTACAATGACAGGGTGGAGTACTGTAAGGATTATCTGGAGGATAAGGTAGTAAAGAGTGCTATAGGGCAGAGATTAGGCACAAAGTTAGCAAAGGATTTAGAGGAGGCAGAAAAGAAGTTAAAAAGCCTCCAGAATGTAGAGAAAGAGCTACAGGCGTGGAAAAGCGTTAAGAAAGTCTTAGATAAGGCTGGTATTTTACCGTGGAGATGGTGGGATAACGATAGCTGGGTAACAGAGCTGGAGCAGAGGCTTAATGGAAAGATGGATCCTATAGATCTGGAGTTAGCCATTAAGGATACCAGTAGATTATTAAACAGATTACAGGCTATGCAGGTACAGGAGGAGCAGGATGATAAAAGCTAGATACATAGGGGTAGAGTGTGAGCTCCAGAGCGGTAAGGTGTATCCGATTAAAACCAGATGTACAGGAAATAAGCTGGTGGTATCGGTAAGAGCTTATAAGTTTGAGTATAACTCTCTGGAGGAGTTTCTTAAGCGGTGGAAAGTAGAGGCGGTATATCATGGATGTAAGTAGGCTAATGATTTTGCTTAAGGAGGCGTGGAGCAGGGTAAGAGATGAGGGAGTAGGTGTAATGGGAGATTTTATAGGAAAGCCTTTTACAGCTACTACTATGAGTGAGTTGAATTATCTTGTAAACGCTCCTTTAGAGAGTATAAACAGAGAACTCCGAGAGGAGTTAAGTATAGAGCTTTATGTAAATACACTACCTCAGATAGAGGATAACTCAGTAAGTGGGTTCTTAATGGTAAAAAGGGTAGGAGAGCCAGTAAGATTTATATGAGAGAGGAGTGTTAAGCGTGGGTAGAGCTGAGAGGCGTAGGCTTGAAAAGCAAAAAGGTAAGCAGGTAAAAACCTATAATTTAACCAGATCACAGCTCCATAATGCAGTAAGGCAGGTAACAGAGGAGGATCTTAAGAGGATCAAACAGGAGGCTATGGAGGATGCCATAAATACAGCTATGACATTACTCTTAGTACTCCCTATGGAGGTACTCATGGATCACTACTGGAAAAAGACCTATGCAAAGAAGATACCAGAGTTTACAGAGCTGGTATTACAGTATTATGAACGCTGGCAAAATGGAGAGCTAGATATGGATGAGATGAAAAGGGATCTCTGGGAGTATGGCGGAGTGAGATTAGAAGAAAGAGAGGCAGAATAACATGAGTTTAAGAGTAAAAGCAGGTATTGATTTAGAGGAACTTAAAAAGTACGGATTTAAGACAGGTAAAGAGTGGGCGGATGCTGGAGAGCGTTGTTTAGAGGGTATCGGCTATGAGTATCAGCACGAATGGTACCATAAGTTTTTAATGGATGCAGATGAGCCTAGCAAGATTGCTTATATTGCAGAGGATTATGATATTCCATGTGTACAGATCTCAGTAAGGACAGAGCACAGAGATTTGTATGTAGAGGTAGCAGTGGAGGGTACTTATCATGTAGGAGGATCAGAGCTGGATATTGTAACAGATACTATCTACGAGCTTACACAGGCTGGAATATTGGAGGTAGTACCAGAAGAAAGCGAGGGTAAATAATATGGCTATCAGAAATATGTTACACATAAGCAAGTTAAAGGCGTTTGAGGCTTTTCTGGAGAGTAAGGGGTATATGATTATCCCTACAGTAGGGGCGTATGAGGTACTTAGAGCTCAGAAACCTAAGAAAGAGAGAAAGCCTAAGGAGAGCCCTGTAATAGTGTATAAAAGAAAAGATGCTAAGGAGCATTTATCAATCATGGAAAAGGATTTTTATTTAGTAAATGAGTTTTTGAGAACTAAGGAGGCGGAGTAATGTTTGGATATGTATTGCTTGTGATTTTAGTAACAGCAGGAGTAACTCTGGTAGAGAGCTTTTTAATAGCTTTTGTGGCTGGATTATTAGGGATTGGAGTTTCCTTTAAGGTTATTTTCTTTGTGATGTTTATTATCAATTTCTTTATAAGAGGGGGCAGTAGTAAGTAAATGAAAAAGAAAATTAAGGATTGTACGTTTAAGGAGTTTACAGGGTGGGCTAACGCTAGAGCCTGTGATGGTAGATGGAGTATGCCGGATGCTATGAATAGCGTAAGCATAATTAGTATGGTATACGAGGTAAAGCCCATTTTCTTTAGAGGCAGGGTTAGAGAGGCTTTGTGGAGAAAACTTAGGGATCAATATTTAAACGTGGAGGTGGAGATTGAAATTGAAAGATAGTACAAGAGCTAAGAGCTCCATACAGGAAAAGCGTATAGCTAAGGCTATGGGCGGTAGGCAGGTAGTAGGATCTGGATCTACTCCGTTTCTAAAAGGAGATGTAGTGGTAGATAAACTCTTTATTGAGGCTAAAACAAAGATGAACCCTAGCCAGAGTATCACTGTAAAAAAGAGCTGGATAGATAAGGCTAAGGAGCAGAGCTTAGCTATGAGAAAAGAGGATTATGCTATAGCAGTATCTTTCGGAGATCCTAAGGAGTATTACCTCATTGAGGATAACTTAATGGAGGATCTGTATAAGAGCAGGGAGGCACTCAGAGCGGTTATAGATGCTATTGGAGGAGTAGATCACGATCCCTTAGGGTTAGAGAGTGCAGAGATTTACAGAATAAGAGAGTTGATAAAGGAGGCGTATTAGATATGTGTAAAATTAGTGAAATGAACTTAGAAACAGCTAAGTACTATGGATATGAGGCACAGAGTAACCAGTTAGTAGAGGAGTGTGCAGAGCTCATACAGGCGGTAAACAAGTACCGCAGAGTAGAAACAGGCTTAGGACAGCCTGTAGCAGAGGATAAAAAAGCTATTGCCAGAGATAACTTAGTAGAGGAGATTGCAGATGTAGAGTTAATGCTGGAGCAGGTAAAGTATCTCCTCCAGATCCCAGAGGATGAGCTCTTAGCGGTTAAGACCTTTAAGGTAAACCGTACTAGAGAAAGAATGGAAAACAGTAAATAAAATATTTTTCAAAAACTATCTAAATTTTCCTCATATTGAGGATTAAGTTATTTATCAATAAAAATAACACACACACAGAAAAGGAGAAAAATCTATGAGAGCATTTAAAGGATTTAACAAGGATCTTACCTGTAGAGGTTATCAGTATGAGGAGGGTAAGGAATTTCACACAGAAAGAGCGGAGTGCTGTGATACAGGTTTTCACGCTTGCGAGTATCCGTTAGATTGTTTTGGATATTATGATCCAGCACATAGCGTATACCATGAGGTAGAGTTATCTGGAGAGATGGATAAGAGCGGAGATAATACTAAGGTATGTGCTACTGATATTAAGATCGGAGCTAGATTATCTATTGCAGGACTTGTAAAGATGGCTATTGATTTTACTATGAGTAAGGTAAACAAAGAGGCAGGATCAGACGAGCGACACGGTTTTGCATCCGCTACAGGGAATTGTGGAGCCTCATCCGCTACAGGGAATTGTGGAGCCTCATCCGCTACAGGGAATTATGGAGCCTCATCCGCTACAGGGGATTATGGAGCCTCATCCGCTACA